CCCCATCTCAGAGCTGCGAGCAGCATATCTTGTCACAATTTAATGGGACATGATTTACCACTATTATATAAGCTATTCAAATTCAGACCAAGCAAAACAACTGCGTTAAAGGACACTTTGTTATTTTCACAGATCTTGAACTATAGACGATTTGGTGACAAAGGACACTCAATCGAAGCTTGGGGTGATCATTTAGGGATGCCTAAACAAGAGCATGAAGATTGGAGTAAATACACTCCTGAGATGCGTAGTCGCTGTATAACTGATACTGAAATAAACGCTAAAGTTGATAAGATACTCATGGAAGAGTATGCCGTACTGTACCATAAAAATCCCCTGATACGTACTCATTTAAAGGCCGAGCATGCAGTAGCAGAGTGGTGTGCCAAAGCGCGTATGCATGGTTGGCTATTCGATCGTGTAGCAGGAGAGGCTCTTTTATTAAAACTTAGCGCTGAATCGAAGGCGATCAAAGAGGAATTAGAACCTGTATTAGGTGTTCGATTCAAGAATAAAGATCCTAAAGACGATTCCAAAAAGCCAAAATGGTTAAAAACAGGTGAGTACGACTCTCATACAGCTAAGTGGTTTAGAGTTGATCCCTGGTCTGGTGCGATAGGAGAAGAACGTTTAGTAGAAGGCCCATACTGTCGTGTTGAGTTAGTAGAATTGAAATTGAGCTCCCCCGCAGATGTAAAAATATTCCTATTTCGTAATGGTTGGGTTCCCACTGAATGGAATACAAAGAGAGAAGCTAATGGTAAATCTGTAAATACATCTCCTAAAATAACCGATGAAAGTTTAGAGATGCTAGGTGGCCATGGTCAGTTGTACAGAAGATACTCAACTACTAATTCACGACTTGCTATTCTTACTGGTTGGTTAGAGGCGTTAGATGAAAAAGATTATCTACATGGCGAAGTGTTCACGATTGGCACTCCTAGTTTCCGTGTTAGACATAAATTGATAGCTAATATCCCCTCTGGAGAAATCACTGGTGACGGTGAATCTGTTTCTTTGTGGGGTCCTGAAATAAGACGCTTGTTCACTTGTCCTGAAGGTTGGAAGATAATCGGTGCCGACTCAGCTGGAAACCAAGCCAGAGGTCTAGCATTCTACCTAAAGAATGATGAATTCACACATGAATTACTGAATGGGGATATTCATACATTCAATGCTAAGGCTCTTACAAATGCTTTGTTAAAGATGGGTATTGATCATCAAGTACCACGTTCTGTTGCTAAAAGGGTTTTGTATGCTTTCTTATTTGGTGCTTCTGGTAAAAAACTTTGGTCTTACATATTTGGATCGTTTAATGCAAAACAAGGTAATGTACTTAAAGTTGAATTTACAAAAGCTGTTCCAGGGTTTGAAACGTTAGTCAATAAATTAATGTCCACCTATAATTACACTAAACAATTTGGGGAGCCATATGTACCATCAATAAGTGGTGCTCCGGTTTACGTAGATAGTCCTCATAAACTACTAGTATACTTGTTACAATCTTTGGAGAAAATAACTTGTAGTCTAGCCTTGATGCTATTAATGGAGTACTTAGATACAGCAAAGATAGAATATGTACCTTTGATAATGTATCACGATGAGGTTCAATTTATGGTGAAAGAAGCTGATGCAGAAGAAGCTGCTAGGTTAGCTAAACTTGCATTCAAAGAAGGCCCTAAATTAGTAGGTGTGGATATCATGGATGGTGATTCTAAAATTGGTAATAATTGGCAGGAGACTCACTAATGAGTGAATATCAATGGCATAAAGGCTCAATTGTATTTGAAAATGATAAATCGTATAAGATACTATTGCCAGATGGTAATTTTATCTGGATGGTAAAGTATCTTGTACCAGAGCACACTGAAGATAGCGTACTCATAAAGGAGTCTACGTATCAAAGAGCCTTGGATGAGCTACCACCATCCGATGAAATTACGGCAATACTCCAAAATAAAAATGCGTTCTTGGTTAATTTTGCACCAAACTTCATTAGACATCTGATAGTAGAGGTGATATCCCAAAAAGGTTACGTATTTGTGAAATTGAAATCCAAATACTCAGTGTTCATTAAAGTCCCACTTATTGATGTACAAGAGTGGGTTAAGCTGTTTAAGAAGACAGCTAAAAATGGTTCTAAATATTGAGGAAATTATGACAGAAGAGCAATACGTGCTAACAAAGACAGCTGAAGAGCTCGGGGAGCTTGCAGAGGCTTGTCTCAGAGCCCAAAAAACTTTATTAAAAACTGTATATTTTGGTTGGAGTGAAATATCTCCAAAGACCTTGAAAACTAATTATGAAGCAGTATCTGAAGAATTATCAGATGTATATTTATGGGTTGGTAATATTGAGAGTTCTATAGGAATTGACCTGTTACCAAAGGCTGAATATGTTAGGGGTAAACTTCAGACATATTCAAAATATCTAGAAATCGCAATCGAGAATGGTCGTGTCAATCGCTGATACTGTAGTAATATTTGATGGTGACATGGTATTGCATGAGGGCTCTCGTAGAATTCTAAAACCGATATATGAAGTTAAGAAGAAAGAGTTGGCAGAAGCAACAGGAGTAGATGTTTCAGAGATAGCACTCGAAGATATATCTTTTGACTATGATGAGGTGCATTCTTTCATAAGAAAATCTGCAAAATCTGTAATGGATTTGGTTACAGAGATATGTGAGACATACTTTACAGATGAGTATTTATTTGCCGTAAAGTCTTCCACTAACTTTAGATCAGAAATCTTTCCTGATTATAAACTCGCTAGACAAGATAGAAGCCCTGATCGCTATCAATGGGTCGCAATGCTAACTGAATACATGGAACAAGAGTTTCCTGAATTCATGGTAAAGGCAGATTGGATGGAAGCAGATGATCTAGTACGAATATGGGCAGAGCAGTGTCGTGCTATTGGAAAGCCTTTTGTTGTATGTTCAGGCGATAAAGATCTCAACTGCATAGAAGGTCGACATCATAATCCTATAAAAGGCACTAGATATACTATTAGTCGTGAAGAGGCTTTGGATCTGTATTATGGTCAAATGCTACAGGGTGACTTAGTGGATCACATTCCCGGATTGCCCGGTATCGGCCCAAAGACAGCTGATAAGCTAATAAAGAGTGTACCTCTTGGAAATGAAGCTGCCATGCAAGAGTTAGTTGTTAGCATGTATATCGATAAGTATAAGAATTTGTGGGCGGAGTACTTGCTATCAAATGCGAAATTGCTACACATACTACGACACCCTTCTGATTTCTTTTCTTTTGATGAGTGGCCTGTAGCAAAGGAGATGCGATGAATAATGGTGTATGGAAATACGACCGCCAAATGGGACAAAAACCTTATCTAGGCTTTGTATACATAGTGCATGATAAGTGGGCTAAACGGTACTACATTGGTAAGAAGTCCTATAAAGTTAAAAGAGGCTTGAAGAAGGGAGAAGAATCTGATTGGAGGACTTATAAGACTTCTTGTAAAGAGTTGAAGGATCATCTGGCAATCAGACCTGCTTCTGAATTTGACTTCATTGTCTTAGGCGAATGTACTACATTGGGCGGGCTAGCATGGGCTGAGACTTTTCTTCAAACACTCTCTTGTGTACCGTTATCAAATGAATTTTATAACACAAGGATTGAGAGTATAACTTTCAAAGTAAATGAGGAGATTAATAAGGTTATTGTGAAAAATTGGAATAGCTTTTGGAAAGCGATTGGCAAACATGAGCACTTATTGATATGGGAACGATAGTTGTAGCTGATCAACCTTGTCCCAAGTGTGATAGTAAGCAAGGCTGGAAGATATACGATGACGGCTCTGCTTATTGTTACGCTGCGGATTGTGGTCATTATGAGAGACCTGGTCACTTTGATTTAGATGGAAATGTTAGAGATAAAACTGGAGATGCTCCCAGAGCCCCTGTAAGTCCTAAGGAGTTACGGCCACCGTTCAATCCCGATGCATTCAAATCGCATGCCATTAGAGATCGGAAGATATCAAAAGAAGTTGCCGCATTTTATAAGGTGACTTTGGCATTTAATGAAGATGGCGATATTACTCATCATCATTATCCGTATGCGTTAGATACATGCTTTAAGGTGAGACGTGTAGCTGATAAGAATTTTTATTGGGCAAATGGTAAATCATCTAATTTATTTGGAATTGATCGATTTCAACCTGGTGGAAAACGTCTAGTAATCACAGAAGGTGAAATAGATTGTCTTAGTGTAGCTCAAGCATCTTTCGAGCATTACAATAAATTCTATCCTGTAGTTGCCCTATCATCCTCCTCGATTGCTCACAAATCTTCAATGGCTCATCGAGAATTCATACGATCATTCGATGAAGTTGTAATAATGATGGATGAAGATGAGGCTGGTGCAGAGGCTGTTTCAGAACTGCTGAAGGTTATTGGGTATGACAAAGCAAGAAAAGTAAAGTTACCGCTTAATGATGCGTCAGATGTATTGCGAAATTTGGGTGCCAAAGCTCTTATGCAGTCTGTATTTGATGCTGCTAGAATAACTCCTGCTGGCATTTTAACAGGTGATCAGGTATGGAAGCAGCTAGTCGAATACAACTCCCGAAAATCTATACCGTATCCACCATGTATCGGAGGTGTTAACGCTAAGACCAAAGGGAAGCGTGGTGGTGAGATTGCGCTGTTTATATCAGGAACCAGTACAGGTAAGAGTACGGTATTGAGAGAAGACTTAATACATACTTTGGAAATCACTGATGATATGGTCGGTGTAGTTTCTCTGGAAGAAGCTCCAGCTGAGACTGGTAGGAAATTGGCTGGCATGGCCATCAATCGAAATCCTGCTTATGAGGAAATACCGATCGAAGATCTTAAACAAGGTTTTGATGAACTTTGGAAAGATGACCGGATTGTCTTATTGGATCATCAAGGCTCTATTGATGATGAAGGTATTGTAGACAAACTAGAGTATATGATATTGTTAGGTTGTAAACATATATACTTGGATCATATTACGATACTTGTATCTGAAGGTGCAGGCGATCTTACCGGTAATGAAGCCATTGATAAAGTAATGAATGACTTATTACGTCTCGTGAAGAAATATCCAGAAGTTTGGATAGGACTTATATCGCATTTACGCAAAGCCTCATTTGGTGGTAAATCATTTGAAGAGGGTCGGATGCCTTCCTTAGATGACATAAAAGGTTGTTTAGCGCTTAATACCAAGGTATTGTTATACAATGGAAGCAAGATTCCTGTACAGGATGTAGATGTTGGAATGCAACTAATGGGTGACGATGGTACTCCTAGAAATGTATTAAGACTCGCTAGAGGGGAGCAGCAGATGTATAGGATTAGTATGAAGACTTCTAAAGATTCTTTTATATGTAATGAAGATCATGTGCTGACGCTTTCACACAACAACCGTATCTTTGATATTTCTGTAAAGGAGTTCTTAGAAAAATCTGCCAACTACCAAGAACGTTGTAAGATGCATTATTCCTCTGGATATGAGTTACCTAAAAGAGAATTGTTAATTCCACCATATGCATTCGGAGCATGGCTTGGTGATGGCTCAAAATCCGCATTTAGGATCATGGATGCAAGTGAGCTGGGCATTGCACAAAGGGTTGCTGATGAAATTGAGGCTAAGATTTCCTGGCCTAATAACCGTAAAAGAGAGTATGTCAACTTCATAACGAATGAAAAAGGAGAGATGTTGGAGAAGTTAAGAAGTCTTAACGTGTTGAATAACAAACATATTCCTGTGCAGTATCGTTATAGCTCTATCGAAGATCGCTTACAACTGTTAGCTGGACTACTAGACACTGACGGTTCTTACTCTAATAGAGACGAGAATTTTTACTTTTACCAAAAAGATTACAAACTTGCAAGTGATGTTCGTGATATCGCTAGGTCCTTAGGTTTGTATAGCAACTTACGTGCTCAGACTATAAAGGGTGCTTATAGTTCAAATGGCACTATTATCTATCAAGTTATGATATCTGGTAATATTTCAAAAATACCTTGTCAAAAGTCTAATAAGGTTCTGAGAGCATGTGATGCGTTGAAACGAGGCATAATTGTAGAGAAGCTAGATAAACAGCCTTACTATGGTTTTGTACTCGATGGTAATTCCCGTTTTCTACTAGGTAATCATATAATAACTCACAACTCAGGCTCAATCAAGCAAATCTCATTTGATGTTATCGGATTTGCTAGAAACTTAATGGCTGAGACTGTTGAAGAAAAGAACACAATGCAATTTTCAGTATTAAAATGTAGATATACTGGCTTAACTGGAATGGCTGGAGCTGCAACTTATAAAATAGCTACTGGTCGATTATACCCAGTGGATACCCAAGTAACTTCATTTGATTAGGAGGATTCATGTCTACCAATAAATACTATGTACTAGCTGAAAGAGAAGGTATAATCTTTGACTCTGCTAATACTTTTGCAGATGCCCTCGATATAGCAAAGGAAGCCGCCGCTACAGAACAGATGAGAGGCAAATGTGTTCAAATAGCGAAGGTTGTAGAAAGTATTGTGTGTGAAAATAGCTTCAAGCGTATTCCAGCAAGCTTGTCAGATACGCCTGATAGCTTACATTCACTGACTGATACGGATTAATCTAGTGGATGTACTCATTTCGGGCACATTGTTCTTTCTAGTATACATCAACTTCGGAAGAGGTATTGGCGAAGATTTCTTCAAGATCTCTAAACGCTATGGAAAATTTGCAAGACTTATATGGATATTGTTTTGGCCCTTAGTGTTGTTGGCACTAGCGGTGTGTTACCTGTGAAATATATAATTCAAGATTAGAAATGGAAATAAGAAAATTAACTGTAGAGTTTGAAATCCTTATGTTGACAGTTGATAATTTTGACCAAATGGTCAGTTTCGTTAACGGATCGATAAAAGGTACTAGGTTGCCTCCTATAAAACGTGAGATAGAGTATCGTGGGTTGAATGATGAAGAATGTCGCATATGTGTAGGTGATGTTGCTTTTAAATCACGACTCGGCATATTTCACACTTCCACACATGCCTTGCTGTATACTCTAGGCATGCCAGAATTTAACGATCTTATATATGCTAATAAATCTACAAGGATTTAAGCTGACAAATGAAAGTCGACACGAAGCTGCTGCTTTTAGTAATGGTATTTGTAGCTGGTACAAAGGTAATGCAGCAATAATATATGGCAAGTCAGATTCAGAAATTGCATATATAGGTGATTGGTTATTGAAAACAGAATTAGGTGTATTCCATATGACAGATGATAGTATAATGAATGCCCTGGGTTTGCAGTGGGATTTGCAATCCGGTCCAACAACCATGGATGAAATACAATTGCTAATGAAAGAAAAGGTATTGAATGCAACTAACTATTAACGATTTGCCAAAAATTGAGACTCCGTGGTCTACTGTCGGTTACCTTACCTACAAGCGAACATATAGTCGCAAAATGGAAAACGGTCAGCAAGAAGAATGGCCGGATACGATATTACGGATAATAAACGCCTCTGAAACCCAGCTAGGCGGTGTCTTCTCGAAAGATGAAGCAATAAGGTTAGCAGAATATATGCTACAGCTAAAAGCATTTCCTGCTGGCAGATTCTTGTGGCAATTAGGAACTCCTACAGTTGATCGTTTAGGATTATCTTCTTTGCAAAACTGCGCGTTTAAGGTGATAGACAGCCCTGTCAGACCTTTCTGTTGGGCCATGGATATGCTAGGATTAGGCTGCGGTGTAGGTTTTAGCATTCAACGACAATATGTTGAAAAGCTACCTCCTGTTAAATCTTGGTTTAAACCCCCTACACGAGTTGATCACGGTGGTGCTGATTTCATCATACCAGACTCGCGTGAGGGTTGGGTAAGGTTCTTAGGTAAGACCCTGAAAGCAGCTTTCTTGAGTGATTCTGCTGAGAAGGGAACCTTTACGTACTCAACACAAGCTATACGTGGTAAAGGTACACCAATCAAAGGATTTGGCGGGGTGGCTTCTGGGCCTGAAGATTTATGCAGAGGTCTTCAGCAAATTTCAGAAGTCTTGATGAAACGTCGCGGTCGTAGTGTAAGGCCTATCGATTGTTTGGATGTCATGAATATCATTGCTGCAATAATAGTTGCAGGCAACGTTAGGCGATCTGCTTTGTTGTGCATTGGTGATCCTGATGATATTGAATATTTGTTGGCCAAACGTTGGGACTTAGGCAATATTCCACCTTGGCGCGCTATGAGTAATAACAGTGTTGCTTGTAGCGATCTAGAGGATTTGCACGAATACTTCTGGGAAGGCTATAAAGGCAATGGAGAGTGTTATGGTCTGATAAACCCAGAACTCTCTAGAAAAGTTGGTAGATTAGGTGATACTAGATATCCTGATCCAAAAGTAGTTGGATATAATCCGTTTCACTAGCAGGCGGATTTAAAATGACGTGAATTCGGGGAACACCTCACGTAGGCAATCCCGAGCTAAGCTAGACCCGCCAAGTTGTATATTAACTGACATGACTACTAGAGGAGTGTCATAAATGCGTCAAGTGATTTTTAAACAAACACCTATAAATACTCAACCAGCTGTAGGCTCTCTTATGAGGAGTCGGCTTACAGGTGACTTTATAAACATAGTTCTAAACATCTCTGATACATTATTTGATGATGATGGTTTTAAATTCAGATTCATTCAGAGTGTTCGTTATGCCAAAGTGTCTAAATCACTTTCGGATAACGATACAGCAAATGTGACATATTTAGATGGAACACGCTCACGAGCTAATAACAAAAGATTTAAGTTAAAACAGAAACCTTGGCGGGTTTAGAAAGTGTAGAGACTATCGAAATTCTATAGGAGAGTGTTAATGAGAAGTATATGCCCAAACTGTAGTGGTACGGGAAAAGATCCCAAAGTAAAACAGCCTAAACCAGGAGACGGTGTAATCTACTGTACCCATTGTAATGGTGACGGCAATGACACCTGGGCAGACTTTTTAGAGAACTCAAATCGTAGAAGAGTAGAGTACACCCAAGCGGGTGGAAGCGCGTCACAAGATGATATAGTCCGATCTGCATAGTGATATGTAGCAGTCGAAAGACGGGCACGAATTAGCGAATCGTGTTGAACAAAATGGTGCAGAACAAAGTTTGGAAGATTTTGAAACATGCTGCCTAGCAGATATTAATCTTCCAGCTATTACTAGTTTGGGTGAGTTCCTTGATATATCCCAGCTGGTTTATCGATTAAATAAACACAGTCTGATGTTAAGCAGCCATCAGAAAGAAACAGAAGAAGTTGTACATCGTAATTTGAGGATGGGTATTGGATTAACTGGTATTTGTCAAGCTTCTGACTTACAGATGGGTTGGTTGAATGAAGCTTACGAGTTCCTACGTACAACTGATGAAGAATACTCAGCATTACGTGGTTGGCCTACTAGTATCAAACTGACAACTGTAAAACCTAGTGGTACCTTATCATTACTGCCCGGTGTTACCCCCGGTATCCATCCTGGATTTGCTCAGTTTATGCTAAGAAGGATACGGATAGCTGCTGAACATCCGTTAGTAACAACTTGTACTGATCATGGTTATCCGGTCGAGTTCGCTAAGAATTTCGACGGTAGTTTGAATTATGGTACTTGTGTTGTTACATTTCCTTTCAGATATCCGGATGGTACGGTTCTGGCAAGAGATGTCACAGCTATTAAACAGTTGGAAATGATCAGTCGCTTACAAGCCAATTGGTCTGATAATTCAGTGTCTTGTACTGTGTATTATAAGCCGGAAGAATTACCAGCCATACGCTCGTATCTGGAAAAGAATTACACTAATGGTATAAAAACTGTTAGTTTTATGCTGCATTCTGATCATGGTTTCCTTCAAGCTCCTTATGAAGAAATATCAGAAGAGGCATATAATAAGCTTGTAGCAAGTACACGCGTGATTAACTCAGTACCAACTTGTGTTGAAGAAGAGTTGGCTGCGGAAGATTGCGAAAAAGGCGCTTGTCCTATTCGTTAATTAGTTGATCTAGCCCTCATTAATTTGGGGGCTTTTAACTTGGAGTTAGAATGAATAATTTCTTAGTGATTGAAAAGCATTGGTTTAAGTCGGAAGGGCTGCATAGTTTGGTACGGTTTCTCCATTTTGTCATAATAGTAGACCATGCTAACTACACCTTTAGCTACTTTAAGAATCGTTATAATGGAATCACAGATGTGCAGTTTTCGATAACAGATCTAGATAAGCATCTACAAGCAATCACGAGGAATAGTCAGCTTGAAATTAAGAAGCTTTTCTTTAATGCAGGTGTCTAATGGGAAGATGTGATAGATTTTACTATATATTTGAACGACATATTGGTTTTGGGGTGAGATGGTGTAATTTTTATTATCAACTCGAGATTTCTATTTCTATTCCCTTCATAACATTCGTAATAGGCTTGGGAAAGAAAAACGAAGATTGGTGGTAAATCTTTTACTAATTGGAGTGAATAAATGTTTATTGTTGATGTAACTACTGAAGATACACGATTAATGGCCAAATCTGAGGTTGGTGACCTATATTCGTGTACAATTCTCGACCATCTTACAGGAGAAACAGCATACTTTGATATAAATGCTGGTACATTAGGTACAGTTGTCTCTATGATGATTGCTGATGAAGAAGAGCAAACTCCTAAGAATACTGTATACGAATTTCTGGAAGAACTTGAATTACCTGTTAACTTGCGTCCAATACCTTAGGAGGTAACTAATGAATGCTGCTAATGTAGCTAGTACACATGATGATAATTTACAAGCGTATCTGTGTCCAGATTGTAAAGGTACTGGAAATAGTCAAACAGAGTGTGAATCCTTTTGTCAGTCTTGCCTTGGCTCTGGTGTAAATCCTGCTGTGTTTGATAAAGAGGATAACAAAGACCTAGATATATTTTTAGAGAATGATTTCCATGATGACTATGATGATTACGAGGATTTGTATGAGTAAAAATACAATTGGCTGGTTGTTAGTAATAATTGGGTGTTTAATTGTTTGTAGTTCTCTGATTATAATGGCTAATACTTCGAATACTATCTCATTCTCACGGACAGATAAAATAATAGTGTCTGCTGCTGTAATACGAGGTTTGAACTTACCACCCGAAGTATCTAAATTGAATATAGTATGTCCCCAGGCAAAGTGCACTCCTTCTGAGATAGTGCTTGTATCTAATGTGCTTTCAGGTTCTGTTGAAGAATCTAGTCTAATAATTAGTAAATTTAAAGAGGTGACTGGTGAACAGTGATTCAGTATTTATTGCTATTGAAGAGATTGCAGCTCATAAATCAAGATTAAAAAAGCAGCAATTATTGTCTCAGTATAAAGAAGATTCTTTCTTCAGTGAAGTGTTGAAGGCTACGTACGATCCTCATAGAGTCTTTGGCAAATTATTCATCTCTGATGTTCCTGGTAACGGTAATGAAATGTTATCGGTGAAAGATTTGAATCGACCATACTCAATGGATTTGCATTATTCTCTGACAAAAGCTTCTGGTATCCTTTACTCTAGGATTGTCAATAAAGATCTGAAAATGGGAGCAGCAATTAAGACAATCAACTCGGTGTTTGGAAATCTGATTGAAGAAATGCCATATATGCGTTGCTCCACTCCAGAAGAAGTTCCACTTGAAACTCTGAATTATAGTAAAGGCGATTGGGTGGCGCAACCAAAGAAAGATGGTCTATATGCTGAAAAGCGAAACACCGCCTATCTTTCTAGACAAGGTAAGGTGTTGTTTTATGAGGATACTCTAAAAATACCAGAGTTGCATAATAATTTTATTTGGCAAGGTGAATTGACGATCAAAGATCCTAACGGTGTTACAATTGATCGTGCGATTAGTAATGGAATGATCAACTCTATTGCCCAAGGTGGTGTACTACCGAGTGGTTTTGAGCTTGTGTATTCCGCATGGGATGCAATTAAAGATCACCGTACGGACTCTGCTCCATATGGTGATAGGCTGGCCCGTATTCCAAAACGACTATGTATCACAACATATCCAGTATCAAGTAACGAAGGTAGATTAGCACTACGTAAACATGTGGTAGATAGTAAGGAGGGTGAGGGTCTAGTTCTGAAGCACCTATATGCACCTTGGTTTTCAGGTACGTCGCGCTTGATGGTAAAAGATAAGGAAGTCCATGAGGTTTGTCTATGTGTAATCGGATTAATGGCTGGTAAAGGACGCCTGTCTGATACCTTTGGTTCACTAATTTGCGTGTCTGAGGAAGGCGACTTACGAGTCAATGTATCTGGCCTTACAGATGCTGAACGCAAAAAGATTGTTGATAATTGGAAAAAGTTTGAATACAGTGCAGTATCTGTCAAATTCAAGAATGTAATCAAAAACTCAAAAGGTGAGTATTCGTTGTTTGAGCCACGGTATGGTGGTGAGCGTTTTGATAAATCACCAGACTCACTGGAAGACATATTGAAAAGGTATCCATTATGAAATTGCAGTTTATTGCAGGTAACATAAATGCTGTTGTAGAAGCATTGTGTGTTGAACATCCCGATATACAAGATATTCTTCGTAATCATACCATATGTGCTGGAGGTGCTATCACAAGTATGCTGATGGGTACAAAGGTGAATGACTATGACTTCTACTTTGACAGCTTCGAGGCAGTAAGGTCTGTGTTAAGTTATTTTACCAAGAAAGAAAATGGTGTAGTTGGTTGGTATTCAGCGCCTTTCACTAATATAAAAGGTGAATCTGAAAGCCGAGTGTTTCTGCAAGCTGCTGACGGTATGGTTGCAACTGCTGAGAAATCAAAATATTCTGCTAGGTTCTTTTCGGATAATGCTATTTCTTTGAATGGCAAGGTGCAACTCATACTCAGATTCTATGGAACACCTGAACAAATATTCAAGAACTATGATTTCATTCATTGCACATGCTATTGGTCATCTTCAACAGGGATAGTAGCCCCAAAGAAAGCTCTCGAATCTATTTTGACGAAAGAACTCTATTATCAAGGTTCTTTATACCCGATATGTTCCATCCTTCGTATACGTAAATTTATAAAACGTGGTTGGAAGATCTCAGCTGGTCAGGTATTAAAGATGATACTGCAGGTATCAGAAGTAGATTTAACACACAGGGCTACTCTGCGTGATCAATTAGTAGGTGTAGATATGTTGTATCTAAAGGGGTTCCTGGATGCTGCATTGAACTCTGAAGATGAGAGCGTGGATTTGAACTTTATAACAGGACTCCTCGACGAGGCCTTTGGAGAAGAAGACTTTGAAGACATTAGTATTCAATCATAAAGTAGGCGATGTCCTTAAAAGTGAGATGGGCGCAGAACTCGCATTACTAAGGTTCAATCCTAGATCTCAAAGGATGATGCTTAAAGATCAAACAGGTTGTCTGTATTTCTATACGATGTGTGGTAAATCTATAGGGCGTATAGGATTCCCTGGAAACATTCCTATGAACGCCTCTTAAAAAACGCGCAGGTGCTCGCCCGAAAAAGAGGGTCACAGCACCCCGCCTGCCTCGCGGCTTTCACTGACTGATAAGTGTCGCTGCAAATTTTGTGCAATATTGGGCAATTGTCACGCAATTAATGCTATAACCCCTCAATAATCTAAATATAAAAGGTAATAACTATGTCTCAACCACAAATTTTCAATGCTGTTTGCGTACGTGATCCTAACACTGGTGCTCTGGTTGCTTTCGATACAAGAGCTGAAGCTGATATGTTCTTACGTAAACCGTTGATCACAAGTGCTTTGTTGGCGCTCGGTGCCGCACAAGACTTGGTAGATTGGCTGATTGACAACACTGATACTGTGTTGAATGCCTTTGGTACGGATACGATTCGTCGTGTAACCAAAAATGAAAAAGCTTCTCTGAAAACAGCGCTGGATGTAATCGCTACATTGAAAGATAAGCGTTTTGACTTCCTGACCACTAATGCGGAAGCAATCGTCACCTCATTCAAATGGCCTGCAACCAAAAAGATGTCTCCTGAAGAATCTGCGCTGGCAACTAAAAACACTTTGATGGCTGCCCTGGACAACAACGTTGATGTAGTCAGTTGGATCATCGCCAATAAAGATGCTGTCCTAAAAGCCTTCGAAGCCGGTGTCATTAAACGTGAAGTTGATCCAAAAGCTAAAGCTGGTCTTAAAATCTATCAATTGGCAAACGCCTTAGAGAAGATATTGGCTGGTAATACTTTCGAAACCGAAGAAGCTTTGGAAAATGCTGTTGCTGCAGCAATTGCTGACAAAACTATTGAACGCTTATATGATCTGGAGACAGGCGAAGCGAAACATGAATTCGATACTTACTTATCGGATGCTATGGTCAAGTTGAAAGATACCTTCTTGCCAGACGAATTTGAAGAAGAAGAAACCGCAGAAGAAGACGATTCTGCAGAATAAGACGTAATACCTTTCAAGCCCCCTCCCTGCGAGGGGGTTTTTTATTGACTTTGGAGTTATAAATGATAACAAAATTTCTTGCAATTGATCTCGAAACAACAGGTCTAAAACCAGCTGAAGGTGTAATTCTGGAAGCGTGTGCGATCCCTCTTTCAGAAGATTTACAAGAAACTGGTCCGCGTTTCAATGAAGTATTTGGGTACAAAGGTGTAAAAGCAGAGTTAAGTGAGTTCATCCTTAAAATGCATGGCCCCGAAGGTACTGGGTTGCTTGATGCCAGACCTACAAGCACTTTAGGTGAGTTTGAAGCTTGGCTAAAATTACATACGAGTACTGAGATACACCTATTAGGCAGTTCTGTTAACTTTGATAAAAACTGGTTAGAGCACCATTTTCCGAATGTTAAGTTTAGCCATCAAGTGCTGGATACCACGTCTCTGAAATTATTATATCCAATTCAAGTTGCGGAAGATAATACAGAGCATCGCGCAGAAGCCGATATTGAGTATAGTATTAGACTCGCAAAGGCTTACCGTCGTATGATGAAATTGGCGTTAGGCTAATGCTATTATATACAGATGGTTCTTGTAATCTAGTCAAAGGAGTTGGTGGCTGGGCCGTAGTGGATGGTAATGAGATGATTGTGCTTAAAAGTGGCTCAGCTATAGGTACCACCGTTACAAATAATAGAATGGAATTACAGGCAATAATTGAAGCGGTTAAGCTGGTCAATGAACCTAGTAATATCATATACACTGATTCCCAGTATGCTTGTAATGGTATAACTAAATGGTTTGCCAAGTGGGTCAAAAACAACTTCAAAACGGCATCAGGGTCGCCTGTAAAGAATCAAGATTTATGGATTGAGCTTAAGACAGCTTTAGTTTCAAAAACGCAAGAGGGTATCCATATAGATTTTGAGTGGGTACGTGCTCATAATGGGGATCTTGCCAACTCAATTGCAGACACTGCTTGCTATAATCAAATGTTGGCAGCTGCTGAATTAATCAAATCGAGGTAATAATATGCTTTCTAAATCACAAATCACAAGAGCGCTAGTTCCACTGCTGATGATATCTATGCCTGGTCCGGATATCAATGCTGAAATTTTGCGGTTGCGTAATACACCTTTTCATGATCGTACGAAACGCGGCGGACAAAGCAAAGGTAGTAAGAGGTATAAAGCATCTACTAATAAATTTATCCCACATCAAGGTATAAGAGAGTGTGCAAGACGCTTGGCTCAACGTGCAAAAGCGCAGTCATAGTGCTTTGGAGAGTATTTGTAACTTAGTTACAGGATTTGCGCTTGGAGTAGCAATCCAGGCGTATATCTACCCTTTATTTGGGATAGAGGTGCCTTTGTCACAAAACTGTATACTTGTTGCAATATTCTCTGCTGTGTCTTTGTTACGCTCCTATATAATAAGGCGTATTTTTAACAGGTTAGCTGTGAGGAGAATATGAAAATATTTAATGTATTAGTCAGAATGAAAGAGTTCTTGGAAGAGGGGTTGGAACAATATCTTCTGTGTGGTGATGATGGTATTGTCGAGGAGTTACTTCAAGAAATAGATTCTATTCCTGTGATGCAAACTATCGGATGGACAGCTGTGGATTCGCTAGGTAAACGGATGTTTACACTAACCCCACCTTCCGAGCAGATGATACGAATATGTAAGCTGGAAAAGATTCAAGAGGTTTACATGGAGTTGTCTGATGAGTCATGAGCTATTGAGAAGGGCACTCGAATGTCTTGAAGAACTTGGTCAATTTAATAGCGAAATTTGTCAAATTTGTAAAGATATCGAAGTAGAGTTGGCGAGGCCTGTTGATAAGCGGCTGTTATCACAATACAGAGAACAAATTGAGTCGCTTAAACTCACGATAATCGCTAAAGAGATTGATCTACGAGAGCGTGAGGCTGCTGTTAAATCATGGGCTGAAGCATTAGCCAAAGAACGTCTCAGTCATTCTGAAACGATGCAACAACTAATAAATCTTCAGAGATTATCTGGCTGCCAAAAGAACACAGGAAGATACAATGCTGAAATATAGAAATAAAAAGTCTGGTGAAATTTATATTAAACTGGCAGAAGGGACTGACTGTACAAACTCACGAGATGGGACTCCTGTTGTTATCTATTCTAAGGCAATACATGGTGAGCCTGTACGCGTTCGTGAGGCCGTAGAATTCCATGAAAAATTCATACCAATACTAGGAGGTCTTTAGTATGAATGAGACTCCTACGTTTATGGCTAATTTCTTTCCATGTGTTAGGAAGGGTTGGAAACTTCGTGGAATTGTCAATTACACAGCAAGGCAGCTTGGCGTGGAGCCTTATACAATTGTTGATCGTCCAAAAACGCCTACCAAAACTGACTACCAGAATATTCGTGATCCAATACGTTGGTTAGCATCTTATTTTCCTCTAGTATTCCATGCTTATGTAGAAGGTCTATCAGATAAACAACTGCTACATATATGGCGGTCTGTAGATGCAAAAGTAGGTGCTGATGTGAGAATGACCAGAGAAGAACGTAACGCTCGACAAAACGAAAAACGTCGCTCTACTAGTACCAGGTATGTGGCTGCTCGTGAGCTGAGTCCAGAATCTAATTGGAAAATCGTAAAATGAATCTACATGAATCAAATCCATCCATTTCAAAAGAGCATGCTCAAAGACTTGCCGATGCTTGGTGTAAGGGTGAAGATATAATGGGTGCTAAGATATACACTCCTGAATACTTCACTGTGATGAGAGATCGTACGGGTAAATTCTATGCGACAAATCGTTTTGATCCACGTATTGTTGAGTATTGTAAACAATATAATATAACTCCTAGGAGAGTCTGCTAATGTACTATGAATGTCATGTAACAATTGAACCTGTATTTGGTGAAACGTACTACTTCCTTAATCTTACAAGTGACTCTCTCATTACCACAGCTAACTGGGGTGATAGCCGAAAAGAATATCTACTTCTAGAAAGAGGTTTGGTGCATAGATCCAACCTTGCAGCAATGGGACACGCTAAGGCGTTAATAGGGCTAATGCAATAACCTAAAAAAACTCACTCTGGAGGCCTTCGGGCTTCTGGGGTGGGTTCTTTCACTATTTTTTTTTTTTCTTGCGAAGGGCAGTATTTTGAAGACCTTCTGGAAGTTCGATAAGTTGATTTTTGGAAAGCTTCTAATACACGATAGAAGGAGCAGCAGGTAAATTAATGGAGCGAGGAGCGAGAAGAGTTTTTTTTTTTTTTGCTTCTTCTTAGCTAAAGAAGATGAGTTATTCTAGAAAATAACTAAAGAAGTACCAATATGGATATTAATATAATACTTAAAGAAGGTAACTTAAACGAAATTAGCTAGTTACTTCTTAGTTATTATTCAGTTATTAATATGTTATTTTTAAGTTATTAATATAGTGTTAATATGTTATTATTCAGTTATTAATATATTATTTTTAAGTTATTAATTGTTTATTCTTAAGTTATTTATTTAGTTATCTAAATAATATATCTTAGTCGAGGTCAATATGTTTGATTTTAAAGACCCTGAAGAGGTCTTCAGTCAACACAACCCTGAGCCTCCTGGAAGACCAGCAACTTACGATGAGAATGGTGCTGTGTTAACAAGAAAACGAAGATTGGAGCGTGATTCTCGAAGACGCTTAGAACAGCTAGATTTTGATCCTTGTGAAGCACTAGTACGTAAGTTTATGGAATTGCAGAATGAAAGACAATATCTAGAACAACGAAGATCTGGTGCTGTTTTGGAACTCAACAATAAAACTGGAAAGCCAATCTATGTTAAGAATGAGGATGTGTTGGCAGTGGATAATGCACAAGTGAATGTTGCCAAAGAGCTTATGCGCTTTGCTTATGGCAGAGTTACAGAAGTTGTTACTAGTGACGATGATGAAGATGTACCAATGTTGCCAATAATATTTACAGATGAAGCTAATTAGAGCAATTTTAGTCAGCCTTATATGGTTGTGTTGGATATTTATGTGTTTGTGTACTAATGTGTGCTCAAACATTCGTGATTGTTTTAGTGCATTACTTGATACAGTGATGAGAGACTTGGAGTGAATTATGAGTGGAAGACGTATGGATGATGCCTGGAAGAAAGCGATCTCTGAAGGATTAAAACGTGCTAGGAGAGGTGCTGGTAAGGGCATCGAGAATTCTGGAAAAGTTATTGGATCTCGAGCTAGTCAAAAAGCAGCAAGTATCGCCACTGGTACTGCAAGAGGGTTCATTGCTGGTTCTGTGATTGGTAGCTTGGGTATGGCTTATAAGCTTCGTAAAGGACAGGCACTTGTTAAATACACTCCAAAAGGGATTAGAGAGTTGAATAAAGCGAAGTCAGTAGTAAGTTTTAATAAAGCTTTACAACGTGAATTGAGTAGGCCTGCCACGAAAGCTGCGCAAGCGAAAGCAGAAGCCGCTGTAAAGAATGCTACTAAATTTCTAAGAAGATCACAGAAAGTAGGCAAAATTGCTGGATTTGTGTTGGGGGCTGCCAGACCTGTGGAAGCTAGCTTTGGTTCTGCGATTGTACGAGGTGTTGGCTCCTCTATGCAAAGAGCGGGAAAACGGTTACAAAAATGAAGTTGCATCCTGGTCAATCTCGTGTTGTCAGACAATTGCTCTTCACAGATACCAGGTTTTCGACTGACTGTTGTTCAAGGGGTTGGGGTAAGACCTATGCAGGTGCTTCGGCGGTTAGAATAGCTATTCAACAACTGATGGAGTTACCTGCTTGGGTGCCTAACAAGCGTGTATATGTGATTGGACCAACATTTGACCAGGCAGTTGACATCTACTGGCCTGTGTTATTTGATGAGTTACAATTGTCAAGAATAGCTAAAAGCTCTTCCGAAAGTGATGGTAGAGCATTATTTCCAAATAACACAAAATTACGTTTGATTTCATATGAGAGTGTTGAAAGGATGCGTGGTAAAGGTGCATTCTTTGTGTTATGGGACGAAGTCTCAAGCTGCAAGAAAGGTATGAAACCTAAGCAAGCTTGGGAGAAGATTATAAGACCTTGCATCAATACTCGTTGGTCTGTGATGAAGACATCAGCGATTAAAGAGCGTATCTTGAATGATAAGAGGTCTACTGATAGACATGTAGAAGCAGCACTTAAGCTTACATCAGGTAAGGGTATGATGATATCTACTCCTGAAGGATTCAATTTCTTCTATGATCTGTGTCAGATGCACACTGTGTCTAATGAGTGGGTGTTCAATAAGTTTGATTATACGACATCTCCTGAGCTTGATCCTGCTGAGATTGAAGCACTCAAGTCAGAGATGGATCCAGTATCTTGGTCATCTGAGTATGGTGCTGATTTTAAAGAGTCAGGTAAGAGCGTATTTTACTGCTTCGATAGAGCGATTCATGTGCTTGATGAAGATTTGGAAAGATTTCCTGATGAGGATGTACATTGCGCTATCGACTTTAACGTTGATATCCAAGCCACTAGTATGTATGTCATACGTGATGACGTGATACTTGGCATTGATGAGTGTTTTGGGCATCCTGACACAGAGACACTAGGCATTGCCATTTTAAATCGCTTTATTCCAAATCTAGATACTTCCTCACCGGAAGCTATTAAACGAAGAGTTAATGGCTTGCCTTTTAAAGTATATGCTTATCCAGACCCTACTGGCAAATCTCGCAAGACATCTACACCTGTTGGCAGGACTGATTTATCAATCTTGCAATCAATGGGATTTACGGTGTTGGCTCATAAGAAGTCACCTCCTATTGTGGATAGTGCTAATGCGGTTAATCGTAAACTATTGACAGCTAGTGGCGAGACTTCTATGTATTTCTCTCCCAAACAAGTTAAAACAATTCGTTCTATGGAGCGTACTGTCTGGGCAGATAAAGATGGTGCAATCATTGATAAGACAGAAGGTGAAGAACATTTCTCTGATGGTGTGCGATACTTCTGTGAATACAAATATCCTATCTTGCTCGGTAGAGCAGGGTCTCATAAAAGTAAGAATTATTAGGTCACAAGAGGTTTTATGGCTAAATGGGCACATCAAGATGTTTTAGACAATGGTCTGAACTATATAAAGAATAATTGTAACAAAGTTGTCGCAGTGATAGCTTATACGAGTGGTGATAGCTATGCCACAGTTATGACAGCTGGAAATATTGTAGCAGAGGCTACACTAACATCCGGAGATTTCGTACTAAGTACTAGTGGTAATGATCGTGTATTGACTTTCTCAGCTGGTAAGCAGGATACCGCTGCTAATAATACAGGTGATCCTACACACTTCGCTTTTGTAGATACTGCAAACTCTAAAGTCCTATGGGTGACAACTGAAAGCTCAGGACAGACAGTTACTGTTGGGAATATTACTACATTTCCCTCACTGACATACACAAATAAACAACCCGTGTAACTCAAATGAGACTGACTAAGCAACAGTTCATTAATAGATTCACAACTGAAGAAGTTACTGCTATACTAGCTGCAGAAAAGACTGTGTCGGCTATTGAGGTGTGGTTATTTAAATTTAACAATTTAACGCCAGACAGCGATGGGACTGCAATTGACACTAGTGAGCCTTCTGTTATTGCTGGAGTACATGCTTTTGAAGCAGCGGGATTATTATCTCCAGGCAGAGCAGATGAAATACTGGGATCAATAGTTGAAGGTGATTTAGCAATTCCAACTATTGTGCTTAGTAGCGGAAAGCCTTGTTTTCATGATGCTTCTTGGGTTGTAAAAACAACAGGCACGTACGCATCAACAGCTTTAGTAGAAGTCCAAAATGCAGACGGTGTTTCTTGTGCATTTCAGGCACAATTCATTGAAACAGGAGAGTTTGCATGAGCTATGCAGCGGAAAAAATAGATTTTGGTAACTTACTGAGTTATCGGTTAGGCATGGAGACTTACGACCCTGACAAATTAGGCTTAGGTCCATTAATGACGCAAATGAGTGGGGTTACTCCAGAAGATAACTGGACAGGCCCCTTACCATTACAGCTAGGTAGGCCTCTAGAAGCCAGTACTGCAATACCTTTACGCGCACCTACAGCGATGCGTTGGAGCAACACACCCACCAGTATGAAAGATTGGGTGTTCTTTGCCGACAATGCAACTGCTGGCGCGACACGTAGGATTGTTCTTTATGAAGAAGACAGATTAACGGCTACTCTTACTTGGAAAGGATTTATTACAGTAACTTTTCCTGTAGCTACGAATGCTTCTATCGTTTCCTTATGCAATACCTACGACCTACACACTGCTGGAACAATTTCCGCAAGTGGTACTGCTGTAACAGGTGTAGGAACCTCTTGGCAAACAGACAGAGCTTGTGTTGGAAATAGAATAGGCTTCGGATCAACTGATCCATCTGAAATTACGACATGGTATGAGATAAGTGCTATTGGTTCCAATACAGGAATCACACTGACAGCTTCAGCAGGGACCATTGCCGCTGGTACGCCGTATGTGATTGAAGACCTGCGGTTGATTCTCGGAAACACGAATGCAACTACTACTAATGGTGGATTGTTTGTAGTTAAAGGCTTAAGAGTTGAGAACTTCTTGTCTGGTGGTCTCGCAATACCCGCTGCTACAACTGTAGATAATATAAGAGCTTGCTATTGGTTAAAGTCTGCTGCAACTATCACCGAAACCGTTAATACCGGTATTGGGTTGCAGACGAAAACTAGTTTTCAATCGCAAATGGCTTGGTTTGCAAATGGTACTTCTACATGTCAGCTATTCAAGTTTAATATAAGAGCAGCACTTACGTTGACTTCTGGAGCTGATACTACAGCATTTCAATATTCTACTGCTGTTTCTGCTACTTTAACAGGCACCGTTGCACAAACATCTAATGCAAAGGTTGTTAGTGCAGGACATGGCCCTGGAATGGGAGTAGAGTGCCTATATTTCATAACCACCACTCGATTATATAGAACAAAAGCATTAAGCCTGATAGGTACAGGAGATACTACTTTTATATCGGCTGGAGATATGATGGTAGAAATTGCTACTGGAGGGAGCGCAACACAGGCTTCATCGGGTGCATTGTCGGCGTTTGATTACGCTTCATCAATAGATAAGTTCTTAATCACAACGACCACACCTTCCGGTGTTATATGGGGCAGTTTTCTTACTGAGTATAAGACAGACTCTTCTCCTTTCGATCGCATGGTCTACAATACATCAAGATTACAAAATGGCACTAACGCGTCACCCGACGCTCCCATTAGCATACACACCTCAGCAGCTTTACAACCTTGGGTCGAGGGCGGTATGGCGTACCTAGCGAATAATAGCACAACATTCGGTTGGCTATATGGCTCCCCGATTGGGGCAGATTGGGAATATGCTGCATCAACAGGTTGTAGGATTATAAGCCCAAGAATTGCGGTGCCAGGTGTTAATAAGTTTTCAAAAGCATTTACAGCCAGTGATCGTATAATTGGAGCAGCTTCTGGGAGTAACTTAGGTATACCGCCTGAACCTTATAAACTCTATTATAGAACTGCGGGTATTGCTGATAACTCTGGAGCATGGACATTAGTGGACAATGACGGAGATTTATCTGGTGTAGATGGGAGCGCATATATACAATTCATGTTTGAATTTAGAACAATGGGTGCTAGTGCTATTCCAGCAAGAATACACTCGCTAGGTGTGTTGTATGATGCAGACGATTCACTACCACCAGAACTTCGCTGGAATTTGAGTGATTCAAACAATGCTGATGGCACACTCGGAGTTGTTCAATCTGTTGTATTCACAACTTTGACGAGTCTTTCAATTACCTATTATCGGGCTGATACTAACGCAGCAGTGCTCGTACAAGATAGTAATAGCACTGCTAATGGAAATTGGCAGTATCACAACGGTACTACATGGGTAAATGGGCTTGGTGGAAATACTTCTGGTCTCAGAAGACGCTTCATACCATCAGCTGGTTTGCCAAATGGTGTTGAGATATACGCGAAAGTGAGCGCAACCTAAAATGCAAATAAGTAGTGATGTAGTATTTAAACTGTCTCCAGCAGCAATCACTCCTACATCACTAGTGTTGGAAAAAGCTTCTGCACAGATACTAAATACAACAACGTATCCCTCAAAAATCTCACTACTGCTTGGTGGTGAGGTTGCGTTTATATACAATGCAATTACTTCAGTAGACTTAACTGGTGCTAATTCCTTACAGAACAATGAAGCTTCTGTTGGCAGTATATCACAGATAATAGACCTTACCGGTCTCGATGCTATACAAGTTGCAGAATCAGGTGTAGGGGCTATTGGTGAAATATTCGACTTAGCTGGACAATCAGCTAGTCAAGATAGTTCTGCGAGTTCAGCGGCTATAGAACAGATCAATATATTGTCTGGATTGAATTCAGCTCAAGATAGTAGTGCAACCGATGGTCAAATTTCTATCACTAGTATAGTCTCTTTGACTGGGGACAGCGTTGAGCAATCTGCTGAATCCTCAGTAGACACACTTTCTCAACTTCACGGTCTAGCCGGTGACAGTGGCATCCAAGATTCTCAGACATCAGTGGGTGATATTGCTCAATCACACGTGCTGACAGGCGCAGATGCTTCTCAAAATAACGAAGTTACCTCTGGTGAAGTAGGTGTTTCACAAGTAGCCCCAGCAGATATACAAAGATTCAGCCTGGTAGTTAATCGTTCCTCGAGAATTGGATCAACAATTGGTCGCAGTAAAAGGTCTACTAGCGTGATCTCCAGATCTTTAAGCCAAGAGCTGCTAATTAAGAAGACATTACGAATTAGTAATATCACGATGCTGAGCACTGGAACTAAATTATTACTAGCTGTTAATAAGCGTTTAACATTACATTTGGAGTCATAATAATGCCAGCAGATTTTCATGTAGGCGATACTGGGACAGTTATTGAGGTTGAGCTGCTTGAAAATGGACAACCTCTTTCTGGCCTATCTACTGCTACCATTAAACAATTAATCTTTCAAAAACCTGATAGATCTGTTGTTGTGAAGACCGCACAATTTTCCACTAACGGTTCTGATGGGCTGATTAGGTACGTTACTGAAGCTGGATTTCTAGACCAAGATCGTACTTGGAAAGTCCAGGGTAAGGTTACGTTACCTAGCGGCAGCTGGAGTAGCGAGATAGGTGAATTTGTCGTGGAAAAGAACTTACAATAATTTAGAGGAGACTTAATGTTAAAAAATTCAAATTGGTTATTGACCAGCAATGATGGAACTAACGTCACTGCAGTTAATGGCTCTAGAAACTGGTCAGGCACATTACTTGCCTTTGAAGCCTTAAAACGACTAGGCGACCCTGAGATCGTAAATGGAGCTCCCGTCTTCAAGAATGCTGCTCATCAGGACTTTCTAAGTGAATACCTAGAACAACAGTTTAAGGCTAATGTTCAACAGGTATCTACATTATCTGCTCCTGCAGAGTTTGGCGTTGGCATTGCACAAATAGGCGATAAATTCGTAAAATGTGACGGGACTTACTATGCTAATAGTGGAGGATTCATTCCTACTGTGTTTAACACAACTTACTCAGTTCTACAGGCAGTCGTCCTAGATACTATTGCAGAATGGGTGTCAAAGTTGAAAGTCGTAAATTCTGGAGCAAATCCTATATACATTGCGTTTAACGAATTTCCAAATGTTGTAGGAGATAGCCTATCTGACTTGACAAAAGCTGGTGCTATTAAGGTAGACGCAGGAGACTCCAATGTATTTGAGATAGGCACAGGCTGTAGAATGTTTGGACTAGTTTCAATTACTGGTACAAATTCAGTAAAAGTGACTGGAGGTGTTTAAATGGCTTACGTATCAAATAAGACATATTATATAGATCCATCAGCGCCTACTATGGGAAATGGCTTGACACCTGAGACTCCTTTCAATCGAGTATCTCCTTATGCTGTTAGTGGAGGGTGGTGGCCTGGTTTTGGTGGAGGTAATATATATCTGAATTGTAAATTTCTAATCAAGACAGGTTCTGTTATCAATACGCGAAATCCTTATGGAACAGGCAACGACTTTTCTGCGATTCGATGGGAACTCAGCTCAGACGATGCAACAAAACCAGTATTGATTAGCTATTATGGGGATGGTATATTGCCGACTATTAACGCGGATCCTAATATGCCGCGTTTTGTAGGTAATTCGGACACAACAGCCACCGGCGTTGCATCAACTGCAGTCACGAGCGCTATCTTTGTAAATGCGACAAATGTAATAGTTGACCACATGGATTGCTCTAATATGCGTGGTAAGATGATTATTAACTCTTCCGCCACTCCTAATGTACATTCCGGTGTTGTTGTACAAAATTGTAATCTACATGATTCGTTATTTAACGAAGGTACTCACGAGTCAGGCATCTACTTATATGGTTCAAATATAAGGGCGATCAATAATAAACTGAATAATATTGGTGTAGACGCTATTTGGATGAATGGTGCAAACGCTGAAGCGGGCTATAACTATATGACAAATGTAGGTATGTTCTTACAAGCGTCAGATGGAATTGGTCAAGGTGATGGTATCCAGTTGTCGGGATACTCAAGCAACTTCTATATTCACGACAATTATGTTGATCACTCTACATCCGACACTAAGCATTGCATAATTGTGACTACATTAAATGCTGGAGTGACCGGTGGATTAGCTGTTAGAAATACAGTCAAAGCCTTTAGGATGGCAACAGTCAATGTTGGTATGTACTTTGCTGCAAACGATGTGACAGCTGTTGGTAATAATGTACAAGGTGGATACCATTCTTTAGTGTTGAATACTGAAACTAATACAGCACTTACATTCAACTTCTTTGGTGCAGGTAACCTATTCACTGATGCAAGATATAACAACATAGAATTGAGAAATGATGGGGCAAAAACCGCTGTTACGGGAATTGCATTCTATCACAACACCTTACAAAGATCTAACTCTGAGAATGGGTATAATTATAAAAAGGCTTTTGGGTCTGATGCAATTGATACAGCAAGTCCTGTGATCTTTGATAAGAATATTTGCATTAATACTGGTAGTGTTGGAAGCCAGTACAATCTAATTTCAGAGCGCGATACTATAGGTGATAATGTTTATTATGGCACTGCAAGTAGGATTTATAGTTATCGGGCAGCTGCCGCTATTGCGCCATCTGCTAACTCGATTACTAGTGATCCTAAATTGGATTCGAACTTCAGGTTGACCAAGGAGTCTCCTACGGCGCTTATAGGTTCAGCTTCAAAATTTTGGGCATCAAGGTTTCCTATTGCGGGTCTGAGTCAGTGTCAAAAACCTTGTGATGGGCATCAAAATCCATTTCCTGAAGAATATATAGATTGGGGTGGGGTGCAGAGCACATTACACTCTAAGCATCCGAAGAACGTATTCTACGCGAACTAATTTAAACATGAGGAGTGTCTTGGTTGAGAGGCCTCCTCAATTAAGGAGAAATGATGTTAAAAAATTCAGACTGGTCTTTGATCAGTAACGACGGTACAAACGTAACAGCAATTAACGGATCGAAAACTTGGTCAGGCAAACTAGCGGATTTTGAATCACTAAGGCTATTAGGTGATCCTGAAATTATAGATGACGCCCCCGTGTTTAAAAGCCTAGTGCATCAAGAGTTTCTTAGCGAATCTTTGGAAGAATCCTCAAAGTTGAATGTGAGGCAGGCAACTCAGATAAAACCTGGAGTAGGCCTTACACAGATTGGCAGTGATTTGTACAGCTCTGATGGTGATAGCACGACATCATTCAGGAAAAATTACAGTCCTAAGCGGGCATTGTTTGGAATGCAACTAGATGGACATAATCTTGATGTCGCTGGCTCTAAATTCATCGACATAGCAGGCTGGACTCCGTCGCAGAACGGTAGTAATAGCCCGATTTTTGAACAATCTACCTTGTTTACAAAATTTAATACTGCAACTATTAAGCAAGGAAACATTGCAGGCGTATCTACAGTTCATGGGAAATACAAGGATTTACAGAACACTTATGATTTAAGCGGTGTCGATGGTTTTTCCTTATGGGTTTATTGTGATGGCCCTTTAGCTAATTCGGGAAGTTCTGTGGGTTCCTCCGTTTTGCTGGCTCTCGGTGATGCTACGATGGCGAATGCCAGTGGTTGTAATATCTGCGGTGTGGGCGGTGGAAGTTTTCGTCGCGGCTGGAATAACATTAGGGTAACAAAGACAGACTTCACGATACAAATAGGAGGCACTGCTCACGTAAATTGGTCAACAGTAAAAAGAGCACAAATTAGGTTCACACCTGACGCCTCTTATACAGGTAATCCATTCTATATTGATTCGTTGTTTGTTGGTGGTTTTGCAGAAAACAAGAAAGCACCTGTGGTTGTGACATTCGATGATAGTAATGAGGAATCTATACTATTAACGCGTATCATGAATTCATATGGAATTCCAACGACATCCTTTGTGATAAAAGATTTCATAGATAGCCATCAGACGCAGCCTGGTTATCAAACTCTTGAGCAGCTTAAGGAGATTTACGACAGAGGTAACGCGATTTGTGTCCATGGTAACGTTACTAATGAGTTTGTTGTTTCTCCTGAAAAAATGCGGGAGAATAGACAGTGGTTGATCGATAATGGATTTGTGCGAGAACAAGGTTATAACTATTTGTCATATCCGAATGGCACTTTCAACGATACTACGATTGATAGTGCGATAAAATATGGATTTTTAGGCTGCAGGTCTATCTCTGGTTTAAACCGTAACGATGCTAGTAATACACATGAATCGATATCAAATAATGATTTGGAAAATATCGTTAATGGTGGTATCGCTAATGCTTACAAAATAAACTCCAGTCGTCCAGCGAATGCTGCTGCCGCGCTAGCAACAGTAGATAAGGCAATTGCCAGACAATCAGCTGCTATTTTTTACTGGCATACATTGGCTGAACTTTCTCAGGCAGAAGCTGCTATTTTTGCAGCAGGTATTAAAACGCGGATCGATGCCGGAACAGTAGATGCAATGACCTTTCCATCTTTCGTTCAGAAATATAGAGCATTTTAATTTTGTATATTGTAAACAATAAATTATTGTAGAAGGTGGTTATATGAGTGTAGGAAGGAAAATGGATGCAGCCTGGAAAAAGGCTATATCAGAAGGTTTGAAAAGACGAAATCGTGCTGGCAGCCGCTTGGAAAACACAGGTAAGAAGGTGGAAAACATGAGGTTCGCTGGCAAGGTTGGCCGGAGTCTTATAGCAGCCTCTACAGGCGCAGGATTTGGAGCAACATTGGCCAATGCTAAGAAAATCGACTACTATGCCAGAGGCACCGGAGCTACGCTAGCATATGTGGCTACAAGAAGTCCGACTGCCGCTAAGATTGGTGGCAATGTAGGTTCATTCTTAGGAGGTGCGATACCAGTAGTAGCTGCCTCTTCAGTCGGTCAAAAACTTTTTGCCAGGAAGAGCAAGATTACGCAACGAATCGGTAAGCGTATGCAAAAGATTGGAAAACGTATGCAGGGTAAGAAATGAATCGTTTTCTAACAAATGAGGATGTTTGTAAATTACTTAACATTGACACTGAAGGCGTCATTAATATTCATATAGAAATGCCTGTAGGTGATTTACCTAGAGCTCATATCACTAAATTACTATTTAAACCACAGATTGACTGGTTAAGTATAATCAATAGTGGTGCATCTCATCGAAAAGTAATGCAAACAATTTATGAGCTGGCCTGATCCTAAACTACCGCCTCTTAACCTTTGGTCACTAGGTGCATATAAATACTATATTAGTGAGGAGTTGAAAGAGCTCCTCCTGTTCGATAAACAACCATAAGAGAGGTCGTATGCAAACACAGACAGAAGAAGCTGTCATTTCGATTGGTACAGGTCTCGTCGTTAGCTTCTTTACTGGGCCTTATTGGGGTGCTCTTGTGATTGCATTCGTTGCTAGTTTCACAAGAACTGCTTTTGAGTCCGCATGTGGCTCATCTCATCTTGCTTGTTTCAAACGCTGGATGCGATTTTTCATAATGGCCACAGGTATATCATTTATGATGGTTAGCGTAGCTGGTTGGATGGCTTTACCGCCGCATCCCGCTACAGTACTAGCAGGCTTCTTTGCCTGTTTTGCAGAAGAGACTTTGACTATCTTTAGAAAGGCCCATAAGGTAATAACTAATAGGCTGATTAAGGAAGTGACAGATGAGTCAGTGTAAACTAGATAGACGACGAGCATCTCGTAGAAGCACAGATGTTATTAATAAATGGAGTCAAGTAGTAGCAATGAGTGTCTTATTTGCAGGCTGGGCAAGTCTAGTCTACCTACATGCATTGATCTCACCATGAACTCTTATACCTTGTTAGAGAAAAAGTGTAGTGGATGTGTGGATGGTAGACTATATACTGCACGTTTTTACAACGAGCCTATGAGTGTCACTGCTTGTTATAGAACATTACCACAGTATGCTGGAGCCTGCACAATTCATATAATAGGTGACAATTGTCATATAACGGCAATGTCGATGCATGAGGGTGAATTTGAAAGACATCATCAATTAGACTTGTTTTTGAGGCTTATAGAAAACGAGCCACAACTAGTAACTGCCACATTTGAACGACATAAAGCAGCAGGTGAGGTTCGCAGGACTGTGAATATCATAGATCGCATTAGATTTTTAACAAGATAACTTTAGGAACAAAAAAAATGACAATAACAACTCCCGATATAAAAGCCCCAGAAACACAAGTGATCAAGCATATCAATCCTTCTAAGAAACTCATGGCGGCAACCATCCCATCTGACTGGAACATCCGTAGTGATGGCGATAATATTATTGCAGAGCACGAGTTAGCTGGGTGTTTTAAAGGCACAATGGAAGAGTTTAATATATTACGGAGAGGCTAATGCTTAATTCAGAAGATTGGACGTTAGTTTCAAATGACGGTACGAATGTTGTAGCAGTTAATGGGCCAGAGACCTTTACAGGAACGTTAGTTGCTTTCGAAGTCATGCGGAAGAAAGGAGCCTCGCTCTTGAGTGATGTCCTTTATGGACCATACGGGCCAGTGTCTTGGCTTGACAAAAATATACCATATACTGCTACTTATCAGAATGGATTGTTATATCAAGTGACAGGAAATGGTGTCGTAAAAACATTTGATTGGTCCTTTGGTAAAGTAATTAATATTTCTATTAGGGCTGAGTGATGGCAACAATATTTATAGCAAAGCACGGTAATAATGCAAACTCAGGATTAACGTTGGCATTGGCAAAACGTACCATGTTTGATAGTGGTGTAGATAGTGGAGCATATGAATTAGCAGTAGACGGTGACACGATCCTGTTTGACGATGGAGTATATACTCCTTCTGAAATAGAATCCTCAGCAGGGCTTGGCTACTTTACAAACCAGAAGTCAATATTCATAGATTCTGTAAATGCGTATGGTGCTACTTTACAATCCAGCAGCACGGTAGCTGTCTATCGGGTATCAGCTGCGATGGCAAATAAAACTGCAGGATTCGGACCTAACGGCATAAATCTAGGAGGGGGCAGTGTTGTTCAAAATGATGCAATACTATTAACACCTACTGCTGGTCCATTTACGTTTGATTTAGGTGCTGTGCGGGTGACTACCGCTACATTCTACCCAGTGAATATTACTAGCGCAAATACTGTTGAGATCCACTTATTAGGTTCTCCTGATCTTACTTCTAATCGTGGCGGGATTGATGCATTAACCTTAGGTAATAATTCGTCAATAACCTTGAGTAGTCCTATCGCACGATGTCTAGTTAAGCAAGTCGGCCGGGCTATGTTTAATTTTGTAGCAACAGGTGCTGGGGTTAAAGTCACACTCCTTGAACCTAAAGTGGAAATAGAACACTTCGCAGCGTTTCCTGCTCAGCAAGATTATGGAATAAGTATTAAAAATGTAGACAGTCCTCTTGTTTATAAGCCAGAGATCTCACTAAGGACGTTGTCAGCAACTGGGACGGCTTATGGGGTGCATGTTGATTGTGATAACGTAACGTATCCCGCACATAGAGCTAAAGTGATAGGTGGTACGGTTGATATAGATGTCAATGGTGGTATCGCAGTATTGATTGGCCATGATGGTGCCAACGCTTACGACAATACATCCAATAATGGATTTATAAGCGGTACCAGGATTGTTGGAGGTCTTAAATTCAGAGATGCTCCCAGTGCTGGACACGGCGTTATGCAGGGCTCTAATCAAAATGGATTAACTACGGGTATTGACATAGTATCCTCTGGTATAGGCTTACTATTCAAAAGAACTACCGGAGCTAAAGCTGTTGGGGGTAGGACTCGAAATTGTAAGCAATCACACTTACAGTTGAAAGGTTGTACTAATACTAGTATGGACGGTGTACATATTTACTTAGACGGTAATGTAGGAGTGGGATTAATTGCTAATGCAGACGGTGCCACGAACAATACTGGGTGCACTGCTACAGGCAATATCTTTCATGCAAGCGGTGCTATTTCTGGTAAACTTGTAGATATACAAGCATCCCAAGATGTGACGATGTACCAGTCTGTCTATAACATCTTAGATACTGCCGTACTCCCCGCTACAGTGATCAGCAAAGCTGGCGTTAACTACTCTTCGTTGTCTACAGCGATAGCTGCGATAGAGCCTACTGCATCTATTGTAAATGAATATGTCATAGAAGATAAGTCAGATCATGTCGGGCGTATTTCGTACCAGTTGAGTGAAAATTATAGTATGGTGCTATAAATGAAGAATACCAAGTCAGATGTCTTTGGAGACGTCTCTGTCTTCCACAAGACATATCGCAACAATATAAATGTTTGGAAACGTATAAGAGCATTCTGCGAAGGAGCTCGTGCTGTAAAGAATCTGGACTTGGTTTTGGATACTCAAAATTGGTCCA